TGATGTCTTTCCTGGACGGCTTATTAAAAACTGTTGAGTTCCAATGTCAGGTTGAGTTTCCTGGGAAATTTCTGATTTTATAGTTGGTTTTTTGCTGCTTCTCTTAATAATTAAAGGTTTTTCGATAAAACTTGAACTTGATTGGCCCAGACTATCTACAATCTGCTCACCAGTAATTATTTCCTGATCCTTTTTGGATAAGACAGAATCCTCCTTTTGAAGATTAACCGATGCAATTGCCTCTTCCAAATCAGCTGGCTTTAATTCATCATCATCCTGTTCGGTTACAACACCAGTTTTAAGTTTTTCCTCATTAGTGAGAGTTTGGGCGTATAAAACATCCTTAATGTCAACATTTCTTACCTTTTTAAATACAAAATAATTATTTAAGAATGAAATTTCCTTTTCAGCAATTGACATATTTAATGCACTTCCAATTTCATTCTCTCGCAACTTTTTCTGATCAACCTGAGTTACCATTAAATTAAACAGATCCCTAAATGATCCAACACTTGCGGGTAATCCTATCTTCTCATATTCATCCCTATTTAATCTTACAAATCCAAAATTTTCAAGCAATTGTTCCAAATATTCATAGTTTATTAAATACTCTGTAAATGACTTATTAATTGATTCCTGATAGACACTGATCGCATATGATAGGCTACTTATATTTGGATTAAATTTATCATAATCATATAACTTTCTTATTTCAAATAATTTATTTTTATTTTCATCATTAATGCTAAATAGATCATTTTGTTTTACATTCTTTAGTTTATTAAATATTCTTGTACCATCAAATGCAGTTCCTATAAAGTATCCATTTAATTTAGTACACTCTGTTATATTTACAAGGAAATTCTGCAGGGTATCTATACTTTCAAACATATAATGAAGGGCAAATTGAATAGAACTAATATTGAATCCATTATTAACAACACCATATGACTTATAGACACCTTTCCCTAAAATAAGTTCATCCTTAGGTCCTTCCCCAAAAATTGCTCTACTTATAAGTTTTCCCTTTTCTGTAAACTGAGCCTGAAGTTCTCTAATATTTCTTCCAGAATTTCCCTGAATAAATAGTGCATCTGGTATATTTCTAGATTTTTTTTTATAATTCAAATATCTGGCACAAGCACCATCCAATCTATTGTTTATATTATCTCTTGATAAATCAAGTCCAAATACAAACTGTAATTTCGCAGCAATCCATTTAGGTAGATCCCCTCCCTTACCAACTGCATAATCAATTAGTGTATCACCTGGATTAGATACAGACTTAATTAATATTCTTTTAACAAATAAATTATGAAAATCACGCAAGGCTTTTGTACTTGATGCACCTCTTGTCTTATTATAATAAATATCATCATCCTCCAATTCCTCAGAAATATTTTCACCAGTGGTTATCATTTCAATCGTAATAGGATTATGAATACTATGCCAATTACTCTGAGCGACATGATATGCATTCCCATAATTTTTCTGTCCCGATCTCAATTCGGCAGTTTTATCATATCGAATCCGTAGTGGAATCCATCGCCACTCCTTGGGACGATCAATATCATATTTAAATTCAACTATAGTATTATCTTCAATAGGCTCACCATTTTCAGTAAACATTTGTCCCACACTTTTCTTATCTAATTTTAATGGAATATTTGCTATTCCCGCATCGGGATCATATGGATTTGTTGGGAAAAATTGAACTGGTTTATAGTTATCCCTTTCATCCAAATTTCTTCGTAGAGCATATCTATCATTTATAATATTTTCACAGGGATTTATATATCCATGTTTTTCCTCCGAAAAACCGACCCTTAATTCAACTGTCTTATATTGTGTAATTTGATTCAGACTTCTTGTATCTAATCCATTCTGGAAAATATTACCTATAAGATCGGCACCCGTATTACCCTTCTTAATTGTTACAAGAAAATCAATCGTGTTAAATTCTGCTGGTTTCCATTTTAGGGAGTATTTCCAAGTAGTTTTATATGCCTTTAAAGTATCAGTATCAGAATCTAAACCAACACCCAAGTTGGTTGGTGTAAAAATTAAACCATCGGTATTATAATCAAAATAACCCTGCACTATCTGTTCCTGAATAATATTACATGCCCTAAATATGGATTGTCCTTCATCCTCTATATAAAACTTTTTACTTGTAATGCGTATTGGTGCTAGACCTGATGAACCAATCATTTGGGCGTTCAGATTATTTACAAGTAAATTTAGAAGTGGTAAACGATAGTTTGTAGGAAGTCCATCCCCTGTTGGTACAAATTTTAATGCTCTCACATCTTTTAAATTTCTATAATAAATATCAAAGGCGGCATATAAATTAATATATCTACCATTCTTGTTATACTTAATATGTTCCCCATCTAAAAGACTGTTAAATAAGTCTCTATTTTTTGTAATAGCACCCGTAAACTCAATATTTAAATTTGTTGTTATCAAATAAATTTTTCCGGTCTTGGATATATAAAGTAATTTTCTATCACCATCTGCCTTATCAGTAACAGTATAATTTTTTCTTATATTTACAATATCAAAATTACTATTTATTGGAGCTATATTTACCATTTGTAATGTATATGATGAAGGTCCAATAAAATCCTTTGACAAACCTTGTTTAACTGGTCTAAAATTATCACCTCTTATCAACTTTAGATATTCATTCAAAATATCATTCTGTTCTAAATAGGAAATTGGGTAATTTGTTCCTTGAAGACCTGACAAAACATATTTTAGTGGTAACCTTAATTGCTTATTTAATAAATCTGGTGTAAAATCATCCTTACCAATTTTATCATTGTCTAATTCAATTTCTATCTCATACTTAAAATTACCATTAAAAATCTGAGATTCCTTTAACACATTTTCATTGGATTCCCTTACTATACTTAGATCAATAGTGAATGGGAAGCTTTCACTTCTCATTTTAAATCTTCTAATAAGACGATAAAATTTATCATGATGAGACCAATTACTAATTAGACGCTTATTGTGTGATGACTCGGGATCTAATTCAATCTCATTATTATATGATGCCCTAAAATTAAATTCATTATTATCAAAAACAGCCTTAATATGTCCTAATTTAGCATCATCAAAATACTGAGGTTTTTTTTCTATAAATGAATAATTTTTATTGGGAAATACCAAATGTTTTAAATTATTACTTTTGCAATAATCTCTAATATGCTGTATACCAGAAATTTCAATTCTAATTTTTTCAAGAGAAATTCTTAAATAATAATTGCTTTCCTCTTGTAATTCAAAATTATGTGAAAGTAATTTCTGAATAACATTATCAAAATCTATTTTACTAATAGTCTTTATGCCCTTTGTACCAAATTTTATTTCAAACTCAGGATTAATATTTGAATGTAATTTATCCTTACTATTCAAATAAAGTCTCAATAATTGTTCCATTGTTAATAAATTGGCCTTTGACATATATATATCTGTAATATATATTTGTAATATTTATTTGTAATATATATTTCAAATAAATATAATATATATCAATTTTAAAATTTATTACAGTACATATTAAACTTTTAAAATTATCATTCAAATCTTGCCCTTATTGCATTATAAAGATCTGTCTTATTGGCCTTATCTAAATCTGAAATTTTTAATTTGATAGCCATTTCTATTAAATCCTTTTTTACATATGAACCAATTCCCTTAATTGGTTTCGAAATATTTTCCACATAATATTTATTTTCCCTATAATAATCCATCTTATCAGTCTCCTCATTTAAGAATAACTTTTCCACATTATCTTCATTTACAATTAAATTAATCATCTTATCCATATCATTAATCATTTCATAATAAATATTGTTTTTCACATAAAGAATATTAAGATTATGTAAAAAGGCTAATGCCATTAAACCCTTAATGGTAATTTTTTTTTCATATACCAATTCATTCTCAATATCACTTAGGGAAAGCTTCATTGCCTTAAGTTCACCACGTTTTTTTTTCAATTGCTCCACACTATCTATCTTAAATTTTTTCTCGTTCTTGTAATCACCATCTAATTCATATTTATGTTCTCCAAATAAAATTACAAAAAAATTCCAAAATAGAGGATCATCCTTTAATGAAATAAAAAATTTATTACATGTTTTTTTGGTAGATTTTTCAACATTTTTCTCAATATTTACAATTAAGTCAGTATTCTGATTAGATGACTTAATACTATCGAAAAAATTACATCTATTTGGTAAATTACTTCTGTCCGATTTATTATAAAGATTTATATTTTCATTTGTTAACATAAATCTTGATAAATCATGTAATAAACTACTCTGCATGTAAATGTACTCCCTTATCTTTACTTATAGGTTCCTCTTTATTTGCTTTCACAAAAAACATTTTTTGCTGTATCCTTAAAAAAAGATTCCTTTATACAATCTTTCTTATTTTCTATATTTTGAAGTTGAAATTGTTGATCCTCAAAATATTTTATATAATTTTCCAAATTTTTTATAGTTGCTGGCTTTAAATCAGTCAAATTTACAAAAACCCCATTGTTATTTTCACTTAAATTCACACTCCCATCATCCTTTAATCTTCTCAAAATTTCTATTTGATAACATGGAGGCATTAATTCTATAATCTCTTTAATTTCTTTAAGGCGATTAATTTTAATCATATATTAATAATATATTAATAATATTAATTTAACTTTAAGTTTTACTTAATTTATTTATAAATAGGTCAGCAGTTTTAGGAAGCTACAAGCGCCTTAGACTTTGATGATTTTTCTACTAGTTGTCCTATTACAGAAACAAATTTATCAAATAATTCAAATCGTTGGCCTATAACCTTAACAGCAATCTTATCACCCTCTTTAATCTTCCCAAAATAATCAGACATATAATTATGATCTCTTGCCACAAAAATTACCAATGGATTATAATCATCATCAATTTCAGCTCTAATTCCAGCCTTTGTTATGTTCTTAGCTACACAATTAATTGTTGTTCCCTCTACTGGAGAACAAATCAAACATTCAATTACTATTTCAAATTGAATACCGCATTCTCTAATTTGACCGCTTGAATATGTAACTAGTCTCGTACTATCTGGGCGAATAAATCCCTCCTCAATACACTTTCCCTCAATTTCATTTGCAATTGTATTCTCTATAGTTTTATCAATATTTATGCCGATAGAGGTTATTGGAATACTAATAGTTTTACTAATTAGAGCATTTGTATAAATATCAGAATACTTTCTCTTAAGTTTTTTTTTTGATGGTGGCTTTATTTTAATTTTTAATGGAGATGAAGATTCATGGGACATTATATACTATAATTATAATATTATATTTATAGTTTATATCATTTTCAATTTTTAATTAAATTTAATTTTTACCAATTTCTAAATTTTCTATATCATTGATTATTGCCTCCGATGGACTAAAAAACCATCGTTTACCATTTTTTTCATCATAATCAAACAATCTTAATATTAATTCCTGTAAAACACATAGGTATTTTTGAGTAAATTTTTGTGTGTAGGCTGCAGTATATTTATCACCATCCACTATTAAATTTAATAAATCCCTGGTTGTTTTCTTGGCTGCCTGATCACACCTAGCGCCCTTATTTCTTGTATTAAATTTGTTCGTAATTGGATTAAATAATTGTTTAGCCTTATAAATTAAGTACCTATTGTCAATATTGCTTATAAAGCCAACAACATAACTATATTTGCTAATGGGATTTTGGGTTTTAAGGAACTTATTTAGATCATTTAAGTCTTCCGATTTGGCAGGAATCCAAATATTTCTTTCCTTTACTAACACCTGTAATTTTCCAAGTTTTGCTAGAATGATTCCTCGTATTCCATTATTTTCTACCTCTCTTGCCTCGAAATATGATTTTAATCTCTCCTCAAATTCATTTAATTTCTTATTATATAAATAATTTATAATTTTTACTTGATCTTCAAACTCCAAAAGTTCTATACCATGTGCTATTACAAACTCCTCTCTTACACTTATTGGTACATTTACAAACATCTCATTAGGATCATTAAATATTATACTACAAAAGATATACCAATTATCAACACCACGAATTGCAAACTGTTTTGAATTTGCCAATGTAAAATTTTCATTTAATTCTCTTATGATATCTTTTCCAACATCCGAAACAACACTTATTTCTATATTTTGTTTTGAATCTATTTGGTCTTCCTCCTTCTTATCAGATAATCTTATATGTAATTTTCCATGTTTATATGGTATTGGGTTACTTCTTTCAAAAATTGAGGAATTATTATTTGTTAATTCTATTGGCTGGAATATGTACAAATCATCAACATTTATTAAATGACCTAAACGATTATATTTATCTGTTATAAATTCGTTCTTATCATTTATTAATGCATCCAAGGCAGCATAAATTTGTGATTCAGGATATGGTTTAATTATATTAATCTCTCTTACCAATCTATCTATAGTATAATAAAACTTTTCTTTCATTAGCTGCTTTATTCTATATACAATTCTATCCATATTTGTTTCTATAAATTTTTCACCATATGTCAGTGTATTAGTTTTTTCAATCTCGGCATTTGGATTGCATGTATAATAACAGGTCTTCATATAATCACATTGAGCGCTGTATGGTTTGTCGCCAACCCTATATTCTATTTTGTTTCTATTTGAAAGAAGCTGTATAACAGTTTGATCTATTTTTTCCTCAGTAAAATTTAATTGTCCCTTATTTAATAGGCAATCCACCGACACCTCTCTTAAAATTCGATTAACTTGTCCGATTTGGACCGCCTTATGTTCCGCCAATCTATATATATAAATATCGGCCGCCTCATCATCCTCATTGGCTAGACTTGTACCATGCAAAAATATTTCGACATTACGTTTTTCAAATGGAAGACTCTTATGACTGCAATTTCTTACCGCTCTTCCAATAATTTGTTCTATTCTACTTAAATTATACCATGGTTCCATAATATGAACTTGTCTAATATATTTGAAGTCCAATCCCTCAGCGCCGGCTAATGAAATTAATACAACTTTGACCTTATCCCCATTTGTATTATTAATATTTGTTGCTGCTAACAATTCATTTACATTATTTGGCGATAATTGCTTGTCGCCAGTAATCATTATATATTTTGCATAATTGGCAGTCTTAGAACTTATATTTGTATAAGTATTCAAATCCAATTTGTACTTGGTTGGTGGTGTCTCAAACAAAGATGGTATTCCAGAGTATCTTGAAAAGCCCATTTCCTCAAGTGCAAGTGCCATTGGAACAAGTCCTGCATCCAGGTATTGGGAATATATCAATACAACTCCATCTGAGTTAATAATATTGTCTGTAATTCTTTTAATTTTTGAACTATATTTTCCAATTTCTGATGGAGAGAAAATATTTCCAAATTTAGTATCCCTATATTTAAAATTTCCACGAAATGGGGGACCATATGATTCCTTATATGTAACAATATTGGATAAGCCCTTTTTACCAAGAAATTCTTCTATTTCAATGTCCGAGCCAGATTCAAATCTTTCATTTGGGTACACCATATTAAGAGCCTCAATTGGCCTTTGAAGAAGTACATAACCAAGGGAATCCAAATTTTTAAATTTTGATAAGGATTCCTGTAAATCATTCCCCTTTAATTTTTCAATAATATAATTATAGGTATCATTTTGATATTCATGCAATTCCCCAATATATAGGGACAAATGTTTAATAAACTCAGTTAATGGTTTCTTATTTAATTGAAACGCAGGTCTTGGAAAATTTTCCAATGTTTTATTTGGGGCAAATTGACTAGGCCATATTCTATATGGAAATGTATAAGGATTATCACCCCTTACATATGAAATATATCCAGTGGCTTTTCTTCTTAATAATTCTCTTCCACTTTCATAACCATCTAGATCTCTCTTAAAATTACCCTGAATATCAAAAACATCAGAAACCTCTATTGAACTTCTATTGTCATTAATATTCATTATGTTTATTAACCAAACAATTTCCTTATAGCTATTGTATAGTGGAGTGGCAGAAAGAAGAAGAAGACGCAATGACTTAACATTATTAACCAATTTAAATAGTTCCTGAGCCACTCTCTTATTTTTATTATCATCGGTTATTCTAATATTATGAACTTCATCTATAATAATTAGTCTATTATCAAAATTATTTTTTAATCTTCTTTTAATAAGCTTATCTCTATCCTTAGTTACATCTGATGGAAGCCTTGATTTTTTTGATATGTAATTAGCAAATTCTATATATCCCAAAAATAAATATGATAAATTAATTAGACGATTTACCTGTGTTACAATTTTTTCCTCAGATAGGCCCTTAATATTCATTGGATTAATCTCTCTTAAAAATTTATTGCCAGTACAACTATTTATGGTCCATATTCCATCCACTAACCTTAATTTACTCCGGTCAAATAATTGTAATTTAAAATTTTCCTGAACATTTGGGGATGCAACTATTATAATTCTTTGTGTTGTTCCCAATTGCTTATTAAAATCCCTCATCTCCTCTGCTACACCAATACTAGAACAGGTTTTACCAGATCCCAATCCATGATACAACAGGAGAGAATTATAGGGAGTTTCAAATGAAAGAAAATTCTTAACAAATAATTGATGTGGCGCTAATTCAAAATCAACATTACAGAGAATGTTGGCATATTTATTTACATCTCTTATTTTTCCATCATATTTTGTATCATTAAATTCCTTCTTTCGAGCTATTTTGATATTAAAATTTGGATCATTTAGGGATGGATAAAGGTAATTAAAATTATTTTCATCCTCACTCCATTGTTTTCTTTCCAATAACTCTATTCTGTTAAGTTGCTCTGATATTTTTTTATTCTGAGCTATTTTACTAGAGATGTCTTTTTCTGCACTTGGTATTTTTTCTTCCTCTAATCTAATCTTATTTTCTTTTGCTATTACTTTTATTTCAGACATTATATTATATAAATCTAATAAATTAAATATTTATTTAACAGATTATTAATTTTTTTTAATATATCCAATTTTTCTAAATTGTATGGTCTAATTATTTCTGAACATTTATCAAAGTCTATCCAATCTATCTTACTTACCTCTGTTTTTTGAAAATTATTAATAGGTTTTACATTAGCTTCCAATTGAGCTAAATAATATTTATGTTTATATGACTTGTAGTTTGATCCTGTAAAGATTTCTTCAAATGGAATTATGTTTTGAATTAATTTAATGGAATTTTTACTATATCCGGTTTCCTCCTCAAATTCTCTTAGTGCACATATCAAATCCTTTTCCTGATAATTTCTTCGTCCCTTTGGAAATCCCCATTCTGGCTCAGTCCATATTGAATTTGATTCCCTTATTAAACTTTCCAATGTATAAAATTCATTTGTTAAATTAATTCCTAATTTTAATGAATTAAACTTATTACGAGATGTCTTTTCCTCACCACGATATTGAATTCCAATGGAGTCACCCCATAATTTATTCCATAATTCATCAAATTCCAATGTAATTAAATTATTTTTTTCATCTAATGTCATTTCATTTATAATATTTAACAAATACCTTTTGTTAAAAAGCGGATATTTTCCCCTCATAAAATCTACATATCCTAAACTATCCTTTCTTCTTATCATAAGATAACTTATTTGGTTATTTTTGGCTCTCTTGTAAACAACCAATCCTATACTAGTTACGGGATTTTTACATTGATGAAATAAATGCCCGTATTTTCCACAATTATTACAAAAATTATAATCCTTCATAAATGTAATATATGCACTATAAGTTTAATAAGCTTTGTTTTTATATTATTTAAATATAATGATACTTGATCCAAAAATATGGGGGCCACATTATTGGTTTGTTCTTCATACCATAGCTCTTAAATATCCATTACATCCAACAAAAGCCATAAAAAAAAAGTATTATGATTTTATACATAATCTTCCATTATTTATACCAATTGAAAACATGGCTAATCATTTTAGCAGTATTTTAGATTTATATCCGGTAACTCCATATTTAGATTCCAGAGAGTCTTTTATAAAATGGATGTATTTTGTTCACAATAAGATTAACATATCTCTAAATCTTCCAGAAAAAACTTTAGATGAATCTTTAAAAGAGTATTATGATCTGTATAAACCAAGACCTGTAATTTGCAGGAAAAGATTAAAGATTCAAGCAAAGCTAGTATATTTAGCCTTTTTTTTGTGCCTTTTAACTATGGCTATCTATCTTTTTGTAAAATAATTATGTAAGTAATATATAAGATAATATGAAAAAGAGAACTAGAAGAAATAAAAAGAAGGTGTATATTAAAAGAAAAAATCACTAAAAATAAATAGGGGTATTTTAACTGGAGGTGAAATAATCGGTCAGGGGGGATATGGATGTGTTTTTAATCCTCCATTGAATTGTGATAACAGCAAGGAAAATGATAAAAATATGGTATCAAAATTGCTTTTAAAGAAAAAAGGAATTAGGGAGGCTGAAACCCTACAACTTGTAAAGAATGTAGTTAATAAGTTGGGAAAAAAAAATAAAAATATAAAAAATTATTTTTTAATTGACAATTTTAAATCATGTACACCTGACAAAATCTCAGCGAATAATCTGAACTATATAAATTCATGCAATCCATTAACAGATGAGGGTTTTGATAAGAAAAATATTAATGACAGATTAAATGAATTATTATTAATTCAATTAGGTTTTGGTGGAAAAGACATTAGAGATGTAATCTATGAAAATAAAACTGATTTTTCTAAAATTAATAATGCCCTAATAGATCTGTTACGGTTTGCAATAGTTCCAATAAATAATGCGAATCTTTATCATCTTGATATTAAGGATTCAAATATTTTATATGATGGAAAATATGCTAAACTAATTGATTGGGGACTTTCGTTATTTATAAGGAAAAATGAAGCAGTACCAGATACATTAAGATATAGACCAATTCAATTTAACTTACCATTTTCAGTAATACTATTATCAGATAGATTTAAACAGATAAGTATTAATTTTCTAAAACCATTTAACAGGAATCGAGTTTATCGGTTTATTGAAAAATACTATAAAATATATTATAATAATTACAATGATAATTTAGAGTATATTTTTAATTCAAATAAATCAAGTAAATTAACAAATAAAAATATTGATAAATTGGCTATAAATTATTGTTATACAGTGGTTGATAAATTTACAGATAGGAAAACAGGTGTGTTTAATAGACAAAAATATCTTCATGAAGTTTTTCTAAAAAATGTAGATAAGTATGGTTTTATAATTACATATTTATACTTTTTTAAGAGCAAATATTTTAATTCATTTTATCCGGAGAGAGAAGCCAGTATTTATAAAATTCGGGTATCTAAAATTATAAATAAGTATTGTTTTTCAACCATTTCTGCCGACAAGCCAATAGATGTGAATAGTTTAATTAATGACTTAAAGCGGATTATGTAAGTGAGAAAAAATTTTTCAAACAATAAAATATCTTATAATATCTTTAAGCTATTTTATCATAATATTTATATGTCATAATAATATAGATGAAATTAGAAATATTTATACTTGGAATAACAGCATTTTTTATAGCAAATACCTATCATGATAATAAGTATATTGATTACATAAAAAAATGGAAGAAATATTACCAAATTGGATTTTTTTCACTGATTGCCCTATCGATTTACATATTTATAAAAAGAAATCCATCTGAATCTGGTAAACTATTACATCATGCAAATGGAATCATAAAGTACATGCCAATTGATAAAAATAGTGCAGATCTGTTAAGTCCAATTTTAAATTATTCATCAAATGGCATTAATGCATATTCACAAAATCCCAATCAAAATGGAGCTTTTAATCGCTTAAACAAAAGTGGATATTCTACCGGTGGAACAAAAAGAAGTGTGAGTGAAACAAAGAAAAAATATGTAGCGTCCAGCCAAAACTGGAAATGTGGAAATTGTAATAATCAGCTTGAAGCCTGGTTTGAAATAGATCATAAGATTCGACTAGATAGTGGTGGTGATAATCATATTAATAATTTGGTTGCACTTTGCAGAAATTGTCATGGTAAAAAAACAGCAATGGAAAATATGTAAATAGTACAAAACAAATAAATAAATAATTCTAGGATTTATTTATTTATTTGTTTATTTATTTGTTTATTTATTTATTTGTTTATTTATTTATTTGTTTATTTATTTATTAGTTTATTTATTTATCAATTTATTATAGTATGGCTAATCAGTTTAATCTAATAGTAGAGAAAGTAATAAGTCCCCTGTTATTTTTACTTTCAAAAAACCAAACAGCAATTATTCTTCTCATACTCTATATTTTTTTTATTATTGTATTGATTTTGTTTAATCCATTTAATATTTTAACTAATTATTCTCAAGTAATTTTTCCATTTATAATATCATTTGGTCTGTTAAATGTATCTCTCTTCATACTTTATAAATTAAAGAATGGTAATTATAGAGTTTTAAGAGAAATTGGAACAATTGTATTTAGTATTATATTTATTTTCATATTTGTTATTATTGCCTTATTTGTTTTAATTAACTATTTTATTAATTCAGTTTTTATTATTATTGGTTCCCTTTTCCTAATTGCATCATTAGCACTTATTTACCTATATATTAATCCCTCCAATGCATCATCCAGTACCGGTCCCGGGATAACCGTTTTTACCATACTAAAGGATTTTATATTTTACATTCCATGTCTGTTTTATAATTTAATTGAATATGTATCTTTAGAATTAAAACTAACCAAAAAACCAATATGGATACTTTTATTAATAGAATTAATATTAATAATACTTTTAGGCGCTCTTCCATTTATATTTAAAAGTTTTTCATCACATGATGGAAAAACTATACTAAAAAACCCAAAATATTTAAATAATCGTATAGATTTAGGAACATTTAAAAGCCTTGGGATAGGATTTAAGGATCGGACCAAGGATGAGAAAAAAAAGAAGAACCCCATTTATAAATATAATTTTGCTATTTCATCATGGATCTGGATCAATCCCCAATCAAATTCAACATCTAAAGTTTATAATAAGATTGGATCACTACTAAACTATGGTAATGTATTTTTTATAAAATATAAGAACAATAAATTTGAAGTTTATGCCAAACAGGGTGATGGGGATAATAAGCTGATTTATAAAAGTAAAAATGTTTTATTCCAAAGATGGAACAATTTTGTTATAAATTATTATGGTGGAACTTTAGATCTTTTCATTAATAATAAACTCGTTCTTTCACAGATCAATATTCTTCCAATATTTCAAAATAGTAAAATTCTAGCCGGACAAAAAGATGGTATTAATGGAGGAATAAGAAATGTTGTTTATTACAATAATGTAATTTCAAGAAATAAAATTAGAACAATATATAATTTAGATAATTTCTAATATAATATTATATTACATGGGTTCATATCTATTGCCAGTTCTTATTATAGTTTCTATATTTGTTCTTCTTCTATTAATTTTTATTTCTGCAAATGTATTTATAATTGGTATATTTGTAATTCTTATTATTATACTACTAATTCTTTACTTTAGTAAAGGAACAAAAACAATTAGCCACCTTAAATCAGCAATGGATCAATCAGTTATCAAAAAAAAGGATATCAATGATGAAGATGGTAGTACATCTACCCAATATGCTTACTCAGCCTGGTTTTATGTAAATGAATGGGAAACCAATTTTGGAAAAGAAAAAATTCTTCTTCAGAGAACAAACAGTGGTGGAAAACATCAGGTTTTTAATCCAAAGATTAGTCTTGGCGAAACCGAAAATGATATAATTGTTACAATTAACTCAGATGCTAAACACTCACATAGCCCACCGGTTACAAAATGTGAAATTAAGAATTTTCCAATTCAGACGTGGGTAAATGTTATTGTAAGTTTAGACACACGGACACTTGATCTTTATTTGGATGGAAAATTGGTAAGAACATGTATACTACCTGGTATTGCAAAGGAGGCTAAGGGTAATATACTAGTCACCCCACATGGAAGTGGATTTTCTGGCTGGACCTCAAATATCCAATATTTTAGTAAGCCACTAAATCCTCAACAGGCTTATAATATATATAAGAATGGGGCCGGCTCAGCTAGTTTAGGAGGACTATTTGACAAATATAAATTAAAATTCTCCTATTTGGTAAATAATATAGAACAGGGTAGTATAGAAATATAATTATATATAATATATAAGAAATGAGTGATGAATCATTTAATCCTGAAGATTTTATTCCAGAAGTATCAACATCAAATACAAATTTAGGAAATAAATCAAACTTTTTTGAAGGATCAAAAGAATTTTTAGAATCAAATAATTTGGTTTCAAAGTTTGCCTTTTTAATTCTTGTCATTTTTATATTTTTTATTTTATTAAGGATCGGACTTATGATACTAACCTATATCTTTTCATTTTCACAGAATCCTATAATTATTGATGGAATGATCGATGGTGATTCACGAAAAAGTTTTTCAACAAATCCCAATGATAAAAATGCTGTACCCATTTATAGATCAAAGAATAAAATGGATGGTTTAGAATTTACATGGTCTGTATGGTTATGGATTAAAAACCCACCAAAGTATCCAACATCTGGATCAAATACTAACGAATATCATCATGTTTTTAATAAGGGAAGTATTTCAACATCGGGTGCAAATAATGGAATTCTTTATCCAAATAATGGGCCTGGTCTTTATATTAGTGAAAATTACAGAAAACTTGTGGTTATTATGAATTCATTCGACAATATAGAAAACAAGGTCGAAATTGATGATATTCCAATTAATAAATGGGTAAATGTTATTATTAGATGTACACAAAATATACTTGATATATTTATTAATGGCACATTAGTTAAAAGCCTTAATCTTAAGGATGTTCCAAAACAAAATTATGATAATATCAATGTAGCCTATAATGGTGGATTTAATGGGAAAATTTCTTCATTAAGATATTTTTCTACATCTATTGGAACAAATAAAATACAAAGTATTGTTGATAATGGACCAAATACTAAGGGAACAAGCACAGATCTAACATCATCAAAACCATACTATCTATCTTTAAGATGGTTCTTCTCCTTTGATTAATTAAAGTTACATTATTAATAAAATAATAAGGTTTATTAATAATTATGAATTTTATATTTACAAGAA